TGGGGAATCTGGTATTGGGAAATCTTCTATCAAAGATTTACTATTTTACCATTATGGGAAAGTTAAGAAGTTGGAAACTTCTTCTGACTTCATGCATACTCGCAACCCCGTTAGTGAATTTTGGGACGGTTTCCAATCTTCTCAATGGTGTGTTGTTATGGATGATATTGCTTTTATGCACGTCAATAAGTCGCCTAATGGTGATAAATCTGTTTTGGAATTTATACAAGTTATCAATCCAACACCTTTTTGTCCAAATCAAGCGGCTCTTGAAGATAAAGGTAAAACTCCCATGCTTGTTGATCTTGTTATTGGGACAACAAATACTGAGAATCTCAATGCGCATCACTATTTTTCACACCCCTCTGCCGTTCAGCGAAGGTTCCCTTTTATAATTGAACCGAAACCTAAACCAGAGTATGTGAGGGAATGTGGAATGCTTGATTCTTCGAAAACTAATATCACTGGAGGTGGCTATCCAGATTATTGGACATGGACAGTTAAAACGGTTTCTCCCGTTTCTATTCATGCTCAAAACAAAAATGCCACATTAACAGTTATACACGATAATGTAGATTTGAAAACTTTTTTGTTATGGTTTAATAAAGCCATTCATGATTTTGATAGGAATCAAACAAAAATGGTTTCTTCTCTTGAAGCTATGCGAAATACTCAAATTTGTACTATATGTGAGTTACCTAATGATATGTGCATCTGCACCCTGCAGAGCACAGATATTAAAATTGATATTGTGTCAATTATTATATCCACTATTTTATCTCACATACTCGCACTAATATATGTTTTTTGCATTAAATCATACTTTATTAAGAAATATTCTTGGTTTTTTCCTTCCTCTATATCTAATCGAGTTAAAAATCTTCGGCGTAGATATATGCTGTGGTATAATCAAGATATACGTAAGTATTTCCATGATATGGGTGATTTTGTTAGGGAAGATATTGGTTATCCATTATTATTTGCAAGTTTAGCATCTTTATTAGCTTGCGGGCTTGTAATAAATAGGTTAACTAAAACAGTAACATCATCAATCCAGGGTGCCAACCACTCTAAGCCTACTCCTTCTTCTCAGGATAAACTTGGACGTAAGACTTGGTATACAGATAACTATGTTTTGAGCACTTTTGATGTGTCTCCGCAAACTACATCAATGGCATCTATGTCATTAGCTGACATTAATGCTTTAATGGGTAGAGATTGTGTGCATATTGAGACCTCTCTTCCAAAGAATTCTGGCGTTCGAATTGGAAAAGCAGTATGTTTGCAAGGTAATCTTTATATTACAAATAATCATAATATACCAGTGATTGATGATCAAACCATGTTGAGCATCACGGCATCTAATCATTCTTGTAACATTAATGGTAATTTTAATATGAAATTATCATCATCTCAAGTTACTAGATATCCTGATGTAGATTTGTGTGTTATTGTTGTGCCCAATATTCCACCCAAACGCGGCATATTTAAATTCTTACCAAATAAGGATTTTAAAGCCAAATTTAATGGTTCATTGGTTAAGCGCAATAAAGATGGATCCCTAACATCGTCTACTATTGATTGTATTATGAGAGTTGATAACGCTAATATTCCTCAACTTTCAGCTGTTTCTAATGTTTGGAGTGGTAAAATAAAACAACCCACAGTAGATGGTGATTGTGGTGCTTTATTAATATCACAGACCGCTATGGGACCTGTAGCTGTTGGTATACATATTATGGGTGAAGATGAAAATGTAGTTTCTATAGCTTTGACTCGCGAATTTTTTGCTGATGTTATTGCTAAATATCCTTTGATGTGTATACAATCATCAGAACCTAAGATATCTGCTATTGATCATCCTAGATCTATTGGACCATTACATTATAAAGCTAATATACGCTTTATAGATAGTGGTGTAGCAGATGTTTATGGATCTTTTGATGGATTTCGAGGCACTCATAAGAGTCGTGTCGAATCATCCATTTTGAAGGATTATTTGATTAATAAAGGATATAAGCTTAAATTCGGAGTTCCTGAGATGCGATCCTGGGAACCTTGGTATTTAGCTTTGTCCGATTTAACTAAACCAAATATGCATATAGATTATGGAATAGTTGAATCTGTTACAAAATCATTTTACGATGACATAACAGCAGGTTTGACTACAGAGGACTATGATATGTTGCATGTATATGATGATATCACAACACTTAACGGCGCCCCGGGCGTTAATTATGTGGATAAAATCAATAGAAATACAAGTGCTGGTTCGCCTTGGAAAAAAGGTAAACGATACTTTATGTATGCTATACCTTCTATTGGCGAATTGTATGATCCTGTAGCTTTAGACACTAATATATTGGACCGTATAGATGTATCTATACAAACCTATATTAATGGTGAACGAACTTGCCCTATCTACACTGCCTCTTTGAAAGATGAACCAGTCACATTTGCTAAAATATCTGCAAAAAACTCGTGTTTTTTCTGGTGCTCCTTTGGATTTTACATTCATAGTCAGAAAATTTTTGCTTAGTTTTGTACGATTAGTGCAAACTAGGCGTGAACTTTTTGAATCAGCTCCCGGTATCATAGCCCAATCCTTGGAATGGAATGGTTTATTTTACTATATAACCCAGCATGGAGAGGACAGAATTGTTGCTGGTGATTATCGCAAATTTGATAAAACTATGGCACCCGTTTGGATCAAAGCTGCTTTTAAAATTATAATAAAAATCATAACTGATTCAGGAAATTATTCTGAAGATGACATTAAAATTGTTATGGGTATAAGTGCAGATATTGCATATCCGCTTATGGATTTCAATGGAGATCTTATACAATTTTTTGGTAGTAATCCATCTGGTCATCCACTAACTGTTATTATTAATGGAATAGCTAATTGTCTATATATGAGATATACATATTTTGTATTGAACCCTATGAAAGAGAGTACTTCTTTTAAGAAGAATGTTGCTCTTATGACATATGGTGATGATAATATTTGTTCAATTAATAAGGCTTGTCCATGGTATAACCACACTACAATATCCAATTGTTTCGCTACAATTGGTATAGGTTACACTATGGCTGACAAAGAGGCAGTGAGCGTGCCTTATATAAACATTAAAGATGCATCCTTTCTTAAGCGAAGATGGGAATTTAATGTTGATCTTGATTGTTATCTAGCTCCTTTGGAGCATGATTCAATCGAAAAGATGTTACTAATTTGGGTAGCATCAAAAACAATAAGTCCTAAGCATCAGGCAATAGCTGTTGTATCGTCAGCTATCAGAGAATATTTCTTCTATGGAGAAGATATATTCAATGAAAAGAGAAATTTACTCATAGAAATGTGTGATAAATTAGATCTTCGATACTGGGTTACGGAAACTACCTTCCCAACTTGGCCTTCATTGGTTGAGGATTTCAGGAAAAATTCGGAACACCTTCTCGGTTAGAGAAAATCAGGTTCTCCTGGGTTAGTTGATAACTAACCAAACTCGATATAGACTAATTTATCTATATTGTTTTAAAATAAATTGAAAACAATTATAAGGTGGGCTGTCCGAGTAAACAAGCCGACGCGCGTGATATGCGTAATATCACCGAGACGACAGGTGGATTCCTGTCGAACCAACCCATATACACTTATAGTATCCAATCAAGCGATGTTAATAACTCCGCTGCAGATGCGCATATTTCTCAAGAAAATGTAACATTTGCTGATGCAGATTCTGGTAAGATTATGGAAATGCCTTTAACAATTGATCAATGTCAAATTGATGATTCATCGAGTGTTGAATTAGGGGCCTTTTTGTCCCGACCAGTGTTGATACAAACTTTTACTTGGCAAGAAGGGTTTGCTTTATCGGAAGAATTTAGTCCTTGGCTAAATTATTTCAACAACACTGTTATTCGTAAAAAGTTGGATAATTATTACTTATTGAGATGCAATTTGCATCTTAAGGTAGTTTTAAATGCCTCACCTTTCTACTATTCGTGTGCCATGGTATCTTACAGACCTTTATCAGGTTTGACAACAGGTACTGATTTTAATCCATGTCCAGTCGCATCTGGAGTTGGTTTAGATAGAGTGACACTCTGCGGTCGTAGTCAACGTCCCCGTGTTTTTCTGTATCCACAGACAAGCGAGGGCGCTGATATGATCTTACCTTTTTTCTTGGATAAAAATTGGTTAGATGCTACAAGCGCAGATGCTTTAGAGAATATGGGTACTATTAATATTGACTCACTATTTTTCACCTTAGCAAATGCAAATGCAACAGTAGCAGCTGACACTACTATTCAAGTATATGCATGGGCCGAGGATGTTAAATTGGCGGGACCAACTATTGATTTGGCCGTTCAATCTCGTGATGAATATGGGGTAGGTGTAGTTTCTGAACCTGCATCAGCCATTGCTCGTTTTTCTGCAAAACTAAGCAATATTCCAATTATTGGAAATTTTGCTACAGCAACATCAATGATGGCTTCTACAGTAGCTGGAATAGCTACTATGTTTGGTTACACTAATGTACCAGTTATTGCTGATGTTCATTATTTCAAGAATACACCTTTTCCTCATATGAGCACCACTCAAATTGGTGTCCCAGCTGAGAAATTGACTCTTGATCCCAAAAACGAACTTTCCATTGATCCCAAAATCAATGGTTTGGATTGTGGTGATGAATTAGCAATAGTTAATATTGTTACTCGTGAATCTTTTTTGGATACTTATGAATGGTCTGCATTAGATGCTCCAAATCATCATATTTTATCCATGAGAATTTCACCTGCCTTTCATGTTGAAGCAACAGCAAGTGGTTACAATCACTATCAAGCAACCCCAATGGCTATGGTTGCTCAGTTGTTTAAGTATTGGCGAGGGGATATTGTAGTAAGATTTAAATTTCTTTGTACAAAATTTCATCGAGGACGAGTGAAGATTTCTTGGGATCCTCATGGTAGCATTTCATTAGTTCCTGAATCTACTGAATCTATCTATACAAAGATTATAGATATTTCTGATAATACTGATGTAGAATTTACTATTCCTTATACTCAACCAACATCTTATCTCCAGAATCAAGATGGAACTGGTGTGACTGTATTGTCTAATATTTCGTTAACCCAAAATCCCCTTTTATTTAATGGTATTTTAACAATGAAAGTTTTGACTCAACAATCTTCTCCAGTTGCTGATGCACCAATTGGTGTTGCCATTTTTGTACGTGGTGCTGAAAATTTAACGTTTGCTGATCCAAAAGATCCATCCCAAATATTTTCTAACTATCGTATTCAATCCGATGATTTGATCTATGATTCGCCTGTTAGTTTTCAAGTTGGTGTTAAACCCTCTGTAGCTAGTGAGAATATTCATTTGATTCATATGGGAGAAAATGTTGTATCACTTCGAACATTGATGAGACGTCAAAATAAAATTATGACCCAATCAACAAGTCCGTTCACTGCTGATGCTATAAATATAGTAAAATTCACATTATCGCGAATGCCTCTATATTTTGGATATGATCCTTTAGGGGTTCACACAGCAGCAGATACCATTGGAGTTGGAACGAGTAAGTTCAATTATGTAAATAATTGTGCACTCAATTGGATCAATATGAATTTTATCGGGCATAAAGGAAGTGTGATTTGGAATGTCAACTTGCGTGACGGCAGAAGCCACTCAGCTAAGCATGTGGATATTACTCGAGGTAATATATTAACTGATGCTGGTTATGCTGAGGATACCGAGTTTACACCTGGAACATCCGATGCTGTGTCTTATTTGTTTAATGATAATATTCGTGCTGGTCAATCTGGTATGGCGCTTACAAATCAAAATGATATGTCATCTTTGAATGTATCTATTCCTATGTATTCCAAATTGAAATTTTTATCTAATAATGTCAATACTCGAACACTTGGATCATCTGTTGATAATACCAACACCGATTCATTTACAGTTCGATGTGTAACGAATAACAATAGTTCACCTACTATATCAGCTGATCGGGTCAGTGCTGATTTTTATTGTGCTATTGGTACTGATTTTTCTAGTGTGTTCTTTTTGAACGTTCCAACACTTTATCAGTTAGACACGATCCCTGTTAATTCATAGGAAAAGTATAGTCTCCGCGGACTTTAAACGCGGGCCTAGTCCCAAATGACGTTAAACTTGTCGCACTATTATAGTGTTAGAGTCAGTGATTACTCAAAGATCACAAAACAATTATACCAATGTGAGTTAGGTATAATTGTGTCACGTATAACCTTTACAGGAAATTTAATTTTTTTAACCTGTAGTTATGCAAATCACTCACAATATAAAATATGACGGAACGGTCGTCATATCTTGTTTTTTATTAAGCAAGTTTTAAAATCTGTAATCAATTATTTAATTGATCTTATTTTCTGATAATTAGAATATACTATTTAGTATATGCTGCACTATACCTTTTGCAACACCTGATGGAAATAAGATCAGTTGATCTTATTTCCACTATGTGGGAATTTTTGGGTACAAAGACAGTCGTTAATTTTAAGAAAAGCAGAC